GAACCACGGCTCTTGCCGGGACAGGGACAGACCGCCATCGAATGCGCGAACAGACTGCGCCATCAGCGGCGATCCCGGTTGCGCGGGTGATAGACCAACGCCAGCACGACGTTGACAGCACCAGCAACCGCCTCGCCCGCTGCCGCGAAGGCACCGCTGATGGCTGCCCCCAGGTCGCCGAAAAAGCTGGTCGAGGCCCTGGAGTCAGGTAGCACCCCTTTGCGCACGACAATCCCGCTGTTCATGAGCAATGCGAGGTTAGTCGAGTCGATTTGCGCCTGATTCATTGGCACGCCGCCCTGCATCACGTAAGATAAAAAGGCGTCATTGACCTCGGCATTGCGTGCCAGCACCAGCTTGCTGTTGGCGACAGTCTGCGGCGGCTCAGGCCGCAACAAGATCGATGAGGCAGCGTTGATCGTCCCGGCGATCAAGATATTGCCGCTATTGTCGAAGATCGTGCCGCTGGGCGTGCCCCCTGTAATGACGGCAGTCAAGCGGACCTCACGCGAGCGCCACAGTTTCGCCTCGGTCAGGACGAAATTGGCATAGCGCGTGGCCTCGCGTGCAGCAGCCATGGTTTAGTTCGGGCGGCGTGGGCGCGGCGGGCCGGCACGGCGCACGGCAGCCATCGGATGATGCGGCTCGGGCCCCTCGGGAGGCGCTGGCAAGGTTTCGGCTGGCGGCGGGTCGGCACTGCCGCCATTCCCAGGATCAGGCGGTACGGGCGGCGGCACGCGCTCCAGATACGGCCGGCCGATGTAGGCCATCAGGCCGAGACTAAGCATCCGCTTTAGAACCCGCCGCCGCGATACGGCGTCTGGTAGGCGCGCATGCGTTCAGCGTTGGCCTTGATGACATCGGCCGTCTGGTTGCCCATCTGACCGGCGCGCACGGCGGCGCTGGTATCGATGGTGTCGATCGGCCGCATCTGGTCCTCGCGGGCGCGGAGCTCCAGCAGCTCGCGACTGACCGTGGCGATCGGCGTGTTTTTGCTGATGTAGGCATTCGCCAGTTCGGGATGCCGTGCCAGCCGGCACTGATCATTGACTTCTTGCGCGTAGGCCAAAGCCTCGGTGCGCGCCGTGCCGCGGACTTCGTCAAGATTGACGACGTTGGCGGGATTGTCTTCGCTGTCCATCCTGCTCGCTCCTCTGGAATTGACGGGGCCGAGATTGACGCTGTCGGCGAGTGCGGCGTGCGCCTGGTCGTAATTGCCGACCTCGTCGACCAGGCCTTCGTTGCGGGCATTGCCGCCGAAATACACGCGCGCCTCGGTGGCGCGGACCTGGGCCGGCTGCAAGCGACGGTGCTCGGCGACCGAGGCCGTGAACTTGTCGTAAATTCGGTCGATTTCGCCTTGAATGCCGACGCGCGCCTCGATCGACAACGGCTCGTGCGGATTGGCGTCGACCTTGCGCGCGCCCTTGAAAATGTAGTTGAAGGCGAGCCCTGCCTCTTCATCGTGCCGTGATTGGTCCAGATGCAGAGCGACGACGCCGACGCCGCCAGCGGCGCCGGTATCGGTGACCCACACGCGCTGCGCCGCCGCGGCGATGGCGTAGGCGGCCGACAGGGCGTCATCATTCGCGACGGCCCAGACCGGCTTGTCGCGGCCGATCGCGCGGACTTCGTTGGCGAAGTCGAAGACGCCGCCGGCTTCGCCGCCGGGACTGTCGATGTCGAGCAGGATGGCACGGGCGCGGCGATCGGCGCGAACACTGCGCAACACCCGGGTCAGGTTTTCGTAGGACTGCAAGCGGGTGGAATCGGCGTCAATCTGGCCGGCGCGGCGCACCAGCACGCCGTGCACCGGGACCGTGGCGACACCTTTGTTGAGCCGATAGCCATAAGTCGAGGCTTCGGACTTGGGAGGGTCAGCCTCTTCGGCACTGGCCTGTGGGACGAGCAGCGAGCCGCGCTGAAAGCGAACGGCATTCAGGCCGGCGAGCAAGGCTTCGAGCTTGCCCGGTTGGATCAAAAGCGGGACGCCGAAGATGCGCGCGAAGATGTGCGAAAGATCTCGGATCATGCTGCGGCCTCCGTGTCCGAGGGCGAGGCGCTGTCGCTGGAGGCCGGTTGACTGGTGCCGATGCTCTGGGTGCGCGAGCCGTAATCGATTGTGATCCCGAGCTTCTGCGCGAGAGCTGCGGCCTCGGCGATGCGGTGATAGGTCTCCTCGAGGTCGTAGCCTTCAGCCTCGACGACATCTTGCGGTGCGATGATGCCGGCTTTCAGCGCCAGAATGGCGGCTTGGCGATCCTTAAGCGGGTCCACCCAGGCCGCGCGCGGCGCGATCGCCTTGTACGCGCGATAGACCGTGGGCTGACCAGTGTAGGCAGAGGCCGAGATCGGCAGGGCGCGGGCGAGCACCGCGGCATCGAACCAGTGGGTCCAGACCTTGCGCAGGAATTGGAACACGAGCACGGCGTGCTGAAACGCCTCGACCTCGGCGCGGAAGGCGAGCAGGCCGGCGCGCGAACTGGCATAGGTCGCCTTGGCCAGGTCAGCCGACAATTCAGCGTAGGGGATGCCGAGCGCGGCGCAGATTTGCAGGAGCACGCGATACTGGAACGCCTCGTAGCCGGACGGCGTGCCGCCGGGCGCCGACAGCGTGATCTTTTCGCCAGGATAGAGCTGCACCGTAGCGCCCGGCGCATAGGCGAGATCGTCGTCCTCGGGGCGCGGGACCAGCGGATTGCCGTCCTCGTCGTGTTCCTCCGGCGTTTCGATAAAGGTGGCGTAGCGGCTTTGTTGCTTCTGACGCTCCAACTCGGCATCGTCGAAGGCGTCGAGCTGGAACAATTTGACGATCGCCGCGGCGTAGCCGCTGTGGCCACGGACCTGGCCAGCCTCGATCGGGTCGAATACGTGAATGACATCCTCGGCCGGGACGCGCGTGAGCTGGTCTTGCAGCAGCGCATCGCGGAACGTCGTCGCGTCGGTCGGGTTGGTGCGATAAAACCAATAGGCGACGCGCTTGTCCCGTAGATTGCGGTCAAACTCGATGCCGAGGCGGATTGGATTGCCATTCGGCGCGTAGTCGAGCTTCCACAACGGGAGTTGTTCGGCCGGCAGCATTTGGAGCTGCAGCGGGACCGTCAGACCATCTTGGGGGAACCGCGGCCGCAAACGCACAAAGCACTCGCCAGCGAGAAACGTCTCACGTGAAACACGGCGACTGATCCCGTAGAAATCAGTCACATCCTCGGCGTCGGCCTCGTCGGTCCAGGCGTTCCACGTTTCGTGGATCTGATCGCGCAGCGCTTCGTCCTCGACCAAAGATGACGGCTTGATCCCGGCGCCGACCGTGGCGGCCGACCAGGAACGCAACGCCGCCTTGGCGTAGCCGTTGTTGCGAACCAGCCAGCGGGCGCGGGCGTTGATGGTGTCGCCGGCCGCGCGCATGGCGACGTTGATGTGTTGGGCAGCCGGTTGCCAGACGGCCAATCGCCGGCGCGTGGCGCCGGCCTCGAGCCCTGGCGGGATATTGCGCGCCGCCGTGAAACCGCCGCCGGCCGGCGGCAGCTCGCCTTGTGCCTGCGGTTTGCGGCGGAAGCCAGCGCCCAGCCGCCGCCAGAAGCTTTCGCTCGGCGCTGCCATCCTACAATGCCTTGATCAGTGGAACGTAGGCGATGCGCGCGGCCCGTCGGCCTCCGGTGTCGCAAAGCTCTTCCAGGCGTTCGAGCTCGCCGATCGCCTTTAGCCGTTGTTCGATCGTGGCATAGCCGATCTGCCGCGAACGGTCAGACAGGCTCGTCGCCGGATTGCCGATGCTGCGCCACAAATCGGCGATCTGCCGCCGACGTTCCGCTCTGGCTTCCGGTGAACAATCCGGCATTGAAAACGCTTGCCTTTCCCCTGCGACCCGCGTAGAGCGGTAGCCGCACCGTTGGGGCCTGAACGGGGTGGAGCAAGCAATCGGGGCCGGTTCTCAGTCACAGTGAGAACCGGCCCTTTGTCATCGTCGACGGCGTTGGGCCGCGGCGAGACGCCGGAGAAGCGCTGTCCTCAAACGATCCTGCATAGTTGAGCGGATCAGGCCCTGCACTTCCGGCGTGGCGAAGGTGCCATAAATAGTCGGTCCCCACAATTCTTTGATCGGCAGGCGGCGACGCGTTCGACGGCGAAAGGCGCCGCGATGCCCGGACCGCATGTTGGCGATAAACGCCGAGCGGATGACCTGGCTCTTGCCCCAGGCGCGCGTGCGCACCCCTGCGCCGGTCTGCGCCGTGCCGGGGAAGTCGTACAGCGGGATCGGCTTGCGTGATGAGCGGATCGTCGCCTGATAATCGCCGACCCGCACCGAGTCATAAGACAGTCGCGCCTTGACCGTGCCGCTCTTGAGCCCGGTGCGCTTGGCGATCAATTGCGCCGCTTTGGTGATGCTGGCCTTGGCGGTGTCGACCAGCGCCAGCGCCACCGCGGGATCAGACTTCGGCGGGGCCAATGCTTCGAGGTTCCCCAGAAACACCGTGGCGTCGAACGTGAAGCCGCCTTGTCCCGGCCGCATGCCTTTCATGCGCGAAGCTTAGCCGCAAAAACGGTCGTCCGTAACCGTTTTCTACCAACACGCGAGAACCACGTCGCGATCTCGCGCGACGACGCAAATCGACAGGGACGCGTCCTGGGGCACGTGATGACGCGCCCTAAGCTGCCCTACGTGCGAAGCGCTTTCGCGCGCCAGCGACGCGCCCAGCGCGATCTGACGCGACTTTGCGACCCCTCATCGCGCGACCTCGCATGCAAGATGCACGCAACAAGCGGACTGCGACAGGATGACGCACTCCGCTTGCGGCGTGTTTCAACGTGCGGATGCGGTTGGTTTCTCAAGTACTTCCGAAAACGAGTACAAACGCCCGGAAAAGTGGAAAAAATCTCTTGAGAAGCCCGGCGAATAGCTTATATTCATGTGTGTAAGACGAAACGACAGAAGGACGAAGCGAAACGCGAAACGAAACAAGACTTCCAAGGGACGCGCGAAGCAATCCAGGCGCGACCCAGCTTCGAAGGATTGCAAAGTCAGCCAACCATATCATTCCCCGGGCTGACGGATCGGGATCGGGTAGGAAAGCTCGAAAGCGCGCACTAGCGCCTGAAGCTCCCCGGCAGGCCCCCCCACAGGCGACCCACTTCGGGTTTCGGACACGACAAAATCGAAGGAATGCACCCGCGCTGCCAGATAGCGCGGCTCATTGCAGGATCTCCACTTGCAAACGAAACGAGCGAGCGCGCGTCAGAAATGACGCGCGCTTGATCGCAACCCGTCTGACGAGGCCCGGTGATGCCGGGACGAAAGCGCACAAGCGCTCACGGGAAATCAACTCGAAACCCTATCGCAATGGAGCCCACGATGACCAACACGATCCGCCATATCGCTGCGATCCGCGCAAACCGGACCCGCCTGGCTGCCAAGTCGAATTCGTTCACCAACGAAGTCGCACGCAAGGCGATTTCCGAAGCGGTCGCGATTTTCGACGCGCTGCACAATGTGCCCACCCCGTGCGATCGGCACCTCGCAGCTGTCAAGGCAAATCGCACCCGGCTCGCAGTTCGCGCTTCGAAGTTCACCAACGAAATCGCCCGCAAGGCGATCGAAGACGCGCTGTCACAAGCCGCCTGACGAGCCCGTGAAATTCGGGCGAAACGCCCAGCGCTTGCTGGGCGTAGCGGTAACTCTCTGCAATGGAGCCCACGATGATCACCCGTTCAACGATCGTCTGCCTGACTTTCTCCGATGGTTCGTCCGAAACAGCCCCGCTGTTCGATGTAATCGCCGTCAACATGTTAGACGACGACGAAGAAATCATCTTCGACGCGTTGATCCGTGTCGGTCGCTATGACCTCGACACCGGGTCGAACGGCGACAGCGACAACGTCGTTATCACTGTCGCGTAACCGCCTGATGAGCCCGTGAAATCCGGGCGAAACCAGCCACAAGGCTGGTCGCGGTACTTTCGACCGCACCCCTTTTCTGCAATGGAGTCCACGATGACAAAGTCAGTGATGCACTTCGCAGCCGTGCGCGCAAATCGTACCCGGCTGGCCCAGAAGGGCGAAACCTTCACCAACGCCGTCGCGAAAGCAGCGGTTGTCGAGGCGCTGGCGCACTATGACGCGCAACTGGCCGATGCGCCGGCGCGTCGCGTGCGTTCGAGCGTCCCGTGCGATCGTCACGAGGCTGCACGTCGGGCCAATCGGACCCGGCTCGCGGCTCGCGTCGCGACGTTCACCAACCCAGTTGCCAAGAAGGCCCTCGAGGACGCGTTGGCAGCACAAACCGCCTGAAGAGCTGGTGAGACCCCAGCGAAACGCCCAACGAAGCTGGGCGTAGCGGTACAAAAAATCCGCACTTCTGCAATGGAGACCATCATGGCACGTCGCCAATATGTGCCGCCACGCGGCAGCAGGGTCAAATGGCAAGTCACGGTGTTGAGCCGTGACGGGCTCGAACTGCTCGACCACGCGCAATGCGAGGACGAGAAGGAGGTTCAGGCCTTCGCCACCGAGGCGCGTTCGCGCGACTTCGGGACGAAAATCCTCATCCGCGACACTTACGGCAAATCCCGATCCTGGGATTAATCCCCGCCTGACGAGTCCCCGTGACAGGGGACGAAACGTCCCGACACAAGTCGGGACGTCGCGGAAGTCCAATTCCGTACCACCTGCAATGGAGACCCTTATGGAAAACGTCGAGATCAAGGTGACGGGCGACAAGCTCGTAATCACCTGCGATCTGACCGCCCGCGGCGTCACGTCGAAGACCGGCAAAACCAAGCTGATCGCCTCGACCCACGGGATAGTGCCAGTCGAGTGCAAGCGCCCCGGCGTCAAGTTGGCGCTCAACGTCATGGTCCCGAACAATGGCCACTGATCGTTGGTCGCCGCAACGCAAAGCGGTGTTGTTGCTGGCGATCGATTACGACTTGTTGTCGATCGCCGAGGCTTCGATCCGCTTTGCCGTATCGAACGAGGAACTTGCTGCCTGGCGGCGTCAATTCGGCCGCCACGGCGTGCCGGCGATGCGCTCGACCCGTCTGCAACTCTACCCGGAGTGCCGGTCATGCTAGCGCGCAAGCTGTGGCACGCTTCGATCACCGCTGAACGCGTGATGGAGGCAGTCGAACGCGAGATGACGGAACTCGATAACCCCGGCTTTTGCCTGATTTGCGGCGAAGAGGCCGACGGTTGCGAACCCGACGCTCGCAACTACACGTGCGACAGCTGCGGTGCCGAACAGGTGTTCGGCGCCGAGGAATTGTTGCTATATCTCGGCTGACAACAATGGAGGCAACATGGCGTTGCAACTCGGCGCATTACGCGATGCGTTGCTGGACGCTGGCGCTTCGACCGACAAAGCCGACAAAGCCGCAGAAGAACTTGCCGATTATGAAAAGCGGCTGCTCGGCGTCGAAGGAAAGCTGACAATGTTGATTTGGGCGGTCGGCGCGAATGCCGCCGCCACGATCGCAGTTCTTGGCATGATTGTCAGCATGAACGGTCGGCTCGGCGACATCAGCGGCCAATTAACGCAAATCGCGCAATTACTACATCACTAAACCCGTCTGACGAGGCCCGGTAGCACCGGGCCGAAACGCGCGGCTCGCCCGCGCGTCACGGGAAGCTAATTTCCCGATACCTGCAATGGAGACCCATTATGCGAACCAAGAAAAGCACTTCGCGCGAAGTGGCGCCGTCGAACGGCGCTGCCGAGAACGTTGTCGAGGAGGCGGTCGTGGAGTCGGTGGCGGCGCTTGAGCCGATCGCCATCCCCGTGCTCGCGCTCAAGGCAGCGATCAGCTGCACCGGTGCCAAAACCACCGATGTCAACGGCGACAAGAAAGACGTCCCGGAAAATCTCCAGGGCGTCAACATCGCCACGCGCGAAGGCGAAGTCCGTGTCAGCGCGACCGACGGTCATCGCTTATTCGCCTATTCGATCCCAAGCGGGTCAGCAACGCTGCCCGGTTGGCTCGGAAAGGGAATAACGGTGCCGCTCGCTCTGTTCAGAGAACAGTTGATGATGATCGAAAAGCTCGGCGGCGACTCCGCCGTGATTTCGTATGGGACTGGCGCGCCGCGCCTGTTGTTGTCGGATCCTCACGACAATGTCACCTTTCGTCTGTTCCCAGTCGAAGGCGACTTTCCGGCTTACGACGGCATGTTCGCCAGCATCAATCTGTCGTCGCGCGAAACACTGGACCTCGAAAGTACCGGCTATCAAGCGGCCTATCTCAAGGGTGTCGCTGATCTCGCGAAATTGCTCGAGTCGCCGACCGTGCAGGTCTTCGGCGCCGGCGATGACAAGCCAACGTTGATTATGTTCCCCGGATGCCCGGGGGCGGTGTTGGCGTTGATGCCCGTGATGGGGCTCAGAGATCAGGCGTTGGCGCCGCAACAAGCGCGCATATTGAACCCGGCAATCACCGGGACAATTGGCGCTTTGCGGGCCAATCGCACGCGCACCATGGCGCGGCTCGAAAAAATGCCGAACAATCGGCTGCTGCAGAAAAAGATCGAGGATTACGATCAGCGGATCAACACGTTGATAACCCGTACGCAGCCTCAGACCGCGTTACCTGCGCCGGCACCTTCGCCTCAATTGCTTGATGAGGACGAGGCCGAAACGACAGACGACGGCGACACCACGCGCGTCGCCCAGCGAGCCAAGCTCAAGGGCGCGCCCGCGAAAAAGGCGAGGGCAAAATTCTTCGCCGATGTCAACGCCGTGTTGTCGCGTGACAATGCCGGCTTGACGATCCACCAACTCGCCGACGGCGTGCCGCTCGACAGCTGGTGGGAAGGCGGTTTGACGCCGGAAGTGGCGGCCACGCGCTGCCTCGATTGGCGCCAGGTCGAAACCGTGTTGTCGCCGGATAAAGTCGTTCCCGGCGAGGGCGATAAGTCAGTCAGCGAAGTCTTTCCCGAGACCGCTTCTGACGAGGCAGCGTAAAAAGTGGGGGCCGCCCCAATCGGGACGGCCCCCCAGTTCTGCAATGAAGACTCACGTCTTCAGCGCGGATATTGGGGGTTTTTAGCAAATTTGTCAACGGGGGGAGAAACACATGGCACGCGACACCGCGATTGCCTGGACCGAGTCGACGTGGAACCCGACAGTCGGATGCACGGTGATTTCGCCCGGGTGTACGCATTGTTACGCGATGCGCGAAGCTGCACGGATTGCCGGCTTTGGGGGGCCGGCGTCCGCCAAATATCGCGGTTTAACGCGCAACACCAAGGGAGGCCCGGTGTGGACTGGGGAATTGCGCTTCTGGGAAGCGGCGCTGTCGCAACCCATGCGCTGGGCGCGGCCGCGCATGATCTTCGTCAACAGCATGTCCGACCTGGCCCACGACGACATGCCGCGCGAATGGTTTGCCCGCATCTGGGAGGCGATGACGGCGGCGCAGCGCGCCCGTGGGCATGTCTTCCAGGTGTTGACCAAGCGACCCGACAATCTCGCTGGGTTGTTGGCGCAGATCGGCGCGACGACGGCGCACCCCGGCATCTGGCTCGGCGTCTCGGCCGAGGATCAGCGCCGTTGGGACGAACGCGTGCCGTGGCTTAGCCGGCTGCCGACCGAAGTCCCGTGGATCTCGGTCGAGCCGCAGCTCGAGATGATCGATCGCGACCCGACGGGGACGGGCTGGGTAGTGATCGGCGGCGAAAGCGGGCGACCGCGGCAGCGAGCGCGATCGTTTGATATCGCCTGGGCCCGGCTTATGATCCGGCGCTGTCAGGCGGCCGCCGTGCCGGTGTTTATGAAGCAATTGGGGTCGATTGCCCGTGACGATGATCGGTCGTTGTCGACCGTGCATTATGCTGGCGCCGACCCAGAAGAATGGCCCCGCGATTTGCGGGTGCGCGAATACCCCGTCTGACGAGACCCGGCTGGCACCCGGAGCGAAACGCGCGCGACTCGCCCCCCGCGCGTCACGGGAAGCCTCTTTCCCGATCTGCAATGGAGACGATACATGCGTCGAACAGCAACCGCCCAGGCGTTTCAGCCGGGGTTTGATTTTCTGCCGCCGTCGAGTCCTATCGAACGGCGTTATCGCATCCACCGTGAGCTCGCCGGCGACCCCACCGAACGGCTCGAACAAGGCCGCGCCTGGCTCAAGCAGTATGACGCTGCGATCCGCGGCGGCGACGAAGCCCAGGCCAGCGAATTCGCCGATCGCCTCTATGCCGTCGGCGACGCCATGCCAGACGATGACGAAGACGAAGAGTTGACCGGCCATGCCCGGTTGACAAAATTGCTCGCGACTGCACCCGGTCAAGTGCCGCTTTGGGGTCAGAGCGGCACGTTTCTGATCACGGTCAAGAAATGCCGAGTCGTGGTTCACGCCGACGGCGACTTCCATTTCGAATTGACGGCGTTTGATTGGGATCGGCCGTTTCTGAGCGAAAGCGGCTATCTTTCGATCTATTGCGACGCTGACGACGCGCGCGGGCGCACGGTCAAGCAATGCGTCACGAAGCTGGCGCAAGAGCGTTCCAAGAAACCGGTCAAAATGGTCAGAACGCGTTGGGATCACGACACTCGCACGCGACAAGAAATCCCAGTCGGCCCCGACCCAGACGATGCCGATTGGCAACCCGGCGGCTGGCTCTACGAATTGAAACAAAAGAGCTAGTGAAATCACCGGGCCGGGCCGCAAACCCGGCCCTAATTCTGGAGCGTCAGAAATGAGCGAAGAACATCTTGCTGCCGAAACTCGCAAATTCATCGCTGAACATGACAAGCTTGCGGCCGAACGCGACAAACTTTCGGCTGAACGGGAAAAGCTATTTCAGGAAACACTGAAGTTGGAACGCGAACGCCATTGGTATGTGCCGTTGGCGTTGATTGGCAACGGCGCGTTGGCGGCCGTAATCGGGGCGCTGATCGCTCGTCTGATACATTAGAAGCTTCCAGGGGGGGACAATGAGCGAGCCGAAGCCGTACCCGCTGGTGGTCAAGCGGGTGTTTTTTGAACAATTCGCCCGTGGGGAAAAGACGATCGAATATCGCCGCCATCGCCGGCCGTTCACGGCGAACACATACTGGCCAGGCCGGTCGATCGTGATCCGCTACAGCTACAACGCGGCGCAGAGCCCGGAACTCGCCGCCCGAGTCGTGCGCTTCGAAGTCGGTCGCCTCGACGAAATCGGCGACGTCGCCGCGGCGCTCAAGACGATCTACCGCGATCTCGCCGACGCCGACGAAATCGCCATGATCCATTTGCAGGTTTCAACCTAGTGATCCGGCGCGGCCGATCAAAGCCGCGATCCATTCATCGTCGTCGTCGATGATATTCGGGACCGAGCAATGGGCCGTCGCGCTCTGGCCGCCGTGCTGATGGCGTCCCAGACGGCGGGGTGTAGACAAAGCTGGCGGAGATCCGTCGTTCGGACAATCGTTGCTGGGTTCGCTTGAGCGACGGGTCTGCATAGACGCCTCCTCCCGATTGCAGCCCGTGGCGCATGAGGTGCCAGCGCGGCGATCTTGCCTTCTGCGCGATGATCGCGGGGTGCGATGTCACCGAATGAAATCGCCACCCGTGTTGCCATAGATGATAGCCGAGCCATTCGGCCAGAATGCCGGCGAACCCCAACCCCTGATAATCGGGCAAGACCACGGTGCGATGTTCGCGCCAAATGTCGTGCACCGTCGAATGCACTTGTCGCACGGCGGAAGTAAAGGCGACGCATTGATCGTTGGCAAAGCCGCCGATGCAGATCGCCCCGTTGTGCAATACCGAAGTCAAATAATGATATTTGCTAAAGCGGTGCCAGACGCCGTGATCGACACTGCGGATTTCAACGGCGATTTCGGGTCGTCGCTGAAGAGACCTCCATTCGAAGGCGCCGAGATGGGGTTCGAAGACCCAATCTGGTTGCAGCCATTCGACGATATCGTAATGACAGCTGACGGCGATGAATTGGCGCTTATTGCGCCGCACCGTCTTTTGCACGCAATGAGCCGCGACTTTGGCGACCTGGCGATCGACGACAGAGGTGAATTCGTCGATGACGGCGAGGTCGGGACACTCGGCAAGCGCCCGGGCGACCGTGGCGCGAAATTGTTCGCCGTTCGATAACACGTGAAACGGGCGCAACCAATTCGGCACGCTGCCAAAGCCCACGGCGCTGAGCAACGCGGTAATCGTCTTGATGCTCATCGCGACCGGAAAGCCGTCGAGGATGCTGCGATCTTCAGGCCAATCGAAGCCGGCGATCACGGCGGGCCCAAAAAGTTCGCGCGCCACGGTCGACTTGCCGCAGCCGGACGGCCCGACGATCAGACCGATACTCCACGGGCGTTCCTCGATCGGCAATTTTGCATTGATTTCAACGCGGCTCTTTTCTTCGAGCGACACGTCGAACATGCCGGTCATCTGCACGACGCGCGGTGTGCTGACGACGGGGGATTCGCGCACGATGTCGATGTTCACCCGATTGATCCTCTGACGGTCCGGCCTTCCGCCTGCATTCGTTCGATCAAGGCGACCTGGTCGGCTTCGTCGGCGCATTCGACGACGACAACCCAGGACTCCGGCACGGTCTGACTATCGGCGTCGCCGCCCTCGCCGAGCCCGTCGAGCAGCCGTGACAATTCTCGTTCACTGAAGCCGATCAGCGACAAATCGAATTCCGTCGTGTCGAGCCGTTCGAGCTCCAGCGCCAACATCGCCTCGTCCCAGGTCGCGTTCAGCGTCAACTTGTTGTCGGCGAGGACATAGGCGCGGCGTTGCGCGTCGGTCAAATGAGCGTGCTCGATGCACGGGACCCGCGGCATCGCCAAGCGTTGCGCTGCCAGCCAACGCGCGTGTCCGGCGATGATGCCGTTGCTGCCGTCGATCAACAGCGGCGTCATCCAACCGAATTCTTCGATCGAGGCAGCGATTTGGTCGATCTGCTCGTCGCTGTGCTGGCGAGCGTTGTGTTCGTACGGGATCAGGTCAGCGGTCCGCCGACTGACGATCTTCACGGCAGGCCTTCGAGCACCAGGCCGACGTAATTGACCAGACGCGTCCCCCGGCCCGGCGGTCGCGCCTGCCAATGATAGAGGATGCTGCAATTGAGCCGTCGCGCGGTCGCCGTAACAACGCGATCGAGAAGCTGATGATAGCCCTTGTCCCGCGCCATGCCGGTGGCCTTCGCCTTGCCTTGCACGCCGATCAATTGCGCCAACGCGGCCGAAAAATGGCCGTATTGAATGTCGACTCGCGAACCTTCGGTGAAGGTGACGCCGATCTGTTCGCCCGCCGTCACCAGGCGCCGCGCGCACAGGATCAGCACGTGTTCCCACGGGCTGCCGTGACTGTCGAAATCAAAGACGTTGAACGGGGCGAGGTCGATCGCCCGCATGACATTGCGGCTGTCGCCGACGTAGAGTTCCCGCCCGTCGCGATACCATTTCAAATCGCAACCGACGTAGCGTTGAGCCTTCGACCAGACACGGGAATAGAGCTGACCCTCGCCGGCGAAGGCATCGAAGACGCGCGCCTTGTCGGCGCCGATCGCGTTCAAGACGTTGCTGCGGATTTCGACTTTGGCCGCCAGCGCAGCCGGGTTGTTGGCGACCCTTTGGCGCAAACCGCCCGCTGGACCGAGCCGTCGGCCGAACCGACGGTTGACGTTGAGACCCCACTTTTCAGTTCTTAAGGGTGCCGAGCTCGATTTCGACATCGGGAAACTCCGCCATGAAATGCTGGATCCGCTGCAACGCCGCCGATTGCGTCGTCATCGGTCCTTGCACCGTGATCCAAAAGCGATCGGCGACAGCGCCCGTGTTGATCTGCTTGACTTCGGGCGGCTTGCTGACTTTTTCGAGCAAGGCCTCGACATCCTCGGCCGTGAACCCGAGCGCTGAATAGGCGTCCTCGGTCACGTCCTCGAGCAAGGCCAGCGTGCGGTCGCGGTGGAAATGGGATAATTCGCCGAGCCGATTGTCGGCGAGCAGATATTCGTCGGCGGTCTTCTGGTCGACATCCCAAAAGATCACGTCGATCTCGCCGTGCCCCAGGTCGCGCATTGCCTGGTGGATGCCGTGCCCGGCGATCAACATGCGATTTTCCTTTCGCACAAACACCGGCCGCGGCTGCCCAAAGCGATCGATCGAAGCTTTGAGCATTTCGATCTGGTCGGGCGGGTGAACCCGGTTGTTGCGCGGGTTCGGGATGATGCTGTTGATTTTGACCGTGGCGCGACTGGTTGCTTTCATCGGATCATCCCTGCCAATAGCCGACGCGGCGTCGCCGGCGTGATGCCATCGCCGTGGGCACGGGGCGTCGGATGATCCCGCCCAGGGCAACTTTCAACTGCTCGTCTTCGGGTGCTGTCTCCGGTTCGGGCGGATTGGGTTCCGGCGGCGGTTCGAGGCCCAATTGATCTTCGAGGGCGCGCCAGCGGTTTTCGGACCATCGATCGGCGCCGGCGAGCCAGACCGCGGCCCGTGCATAGACCCGGCAATCGAGCGCCTCGTTGCGCGGCCGCAACTGGCGCCATTCGGTGCGCGCGGCAAAGCCACGGCGCGATCGGATGATGACCTGTTGTTCGGCGGTCAGTTGCTTAATCCATTCGTCTGACACGGTATCGGGCAAATGGATGTAGCCGTGGGGATAGGTGAAGCCGGCGCCGAGCTGTTCCGTGGTCGGCTTGGGCAGCCCCAGATGCTTATAGAGTTCCTTCTTGAAAAAGCTGACGGAGACGGTCCACAGGTTCAGCCCGCGCTTAAGCCGCTTGCCCTGGTTCGTCACTTCGATCTTGGTGGGCCCCGACACGGGCACCAGACGATCATAAGCGCCGACGCCGCGCACCGGCAGCACCGTGGCGCGATCCTGGCCGCGCGCCCACTGGTAGACGTTTTGGGTGGTGAACCCGGTGTCGATCGCCAAACGCTGCAGCGCCAGGCGCACGCCGGTTTCGTGTTCCCAGGTGCGGCCCAGTAGTTCGGTCAGGATTTCCCAAATCTCCGGCCGCCCCGGGTCGCCGTTGATGACGATATGCTCGACCAGCCACGACTCGAGGCCGCGCCCCCAGGCCCAAACGTCGATCTCGATACGGTCGATTTGGACGTCGGCGCCTGCCGTCAAGAACAGGCCACGCTCTGGCACCGTGGCGTGCGGCCAGGCCTCGCGGCGCTCGTAGAGGCGTTCCCAATCGGGCACGGCATCGGCCTCCTCCTCCCATTCTTCGCCGAGGACGGTGTTGACGAAGGTCTTGCGAGCGTCGGGATCGTTCGTCGCCTTTTCCCAGTCACGGGCGATTTGCGCCCAACCGAGCCAGCCGATCGGGCTGTAAAGCCCGGAGATGTGATAGCCGTGGGTCAACGGGTCGGAACTGATCGCCGTCGGCCGCCATTCGCCGGCTTCGAGCATCGCCGTCTTGTGATATTCGGGGAAACTCTTCTCGCACTGAGCACACTGGTAGACGACGGTTTCGGGCCGACCGGGTTGCCAGCGCAGCCGGGCGAATTCGAGAGCTTGCGCAAATCCGCAAAGCGGGCACGGGACGAAATATCTGCGCTGGTCGCTGGCCTCGTATTCGGCGCTGATGCGGGAACTGCCTTTGATCAGCGGCGTCGAAGCCAGCAATTTCTTGGCGCGAAAGCTGAAGGTGCGCGCACGGGCTTCGGCCAGGGCCACGGGATCGCCTTCGCCCTCGATGTCGCCAGGGTAGGCATCGATCTCGTCGAGGAACAGGAAGCGCACAGGCATCGAGCGCAAGCCCACGGCTGAATTCGCGCCGGTGATGACCAACACGCCGCCGAGAAACTCCTTGAGCAGCATGGTATTGCCCGAGTCGCGCGACCGCGCCGGGTGGACCTTGACGCGCAATTGTTCGCTTTCGTCGAGCAGCGGGTCGATGCGCTGGCGTGAATACCGCTTGGCGAGCTCCACGGTCGGCTGCACCAGCATGGTCGGCCCCGGCGCCTGGTCGACAATGTAGCCGATCCAACAATTGCCGAGTTCGCTGGCGCCGACTTGCGCCGCCTTCTTCAACACCACGCGCTGAATTGGCGAAGTCACCCCGAGATCGTTCATCGGCTCTCGCAAATATGGGGTGCGAGCGGTACGGTACGGACCGGGTTCGGCAGCGCTGCGGGAAGTCAAGACGCGGTAACGATCAGACCATTCGGCGACCCCCAATTCGTTGTCGGGTTCGAGGTAGTCAAGAAAGCTTGGGATCGAAGCCATGTCTGAAGCCAAAACCGCATCGGTCGCACAATACGCCAAGATGCACCGGGTCAGCGAGCAGACGATCCGTAACGCCGTGGCTCAAGGCCTCATCATCATGCCGACTTCGGGTCGGATCGACATTGACCAGGCCGACGCCAGTTGGGCAATTCAACGCCGTTCGCGCATGACGACGCAGCAGACTGACCAAGGCCGCCGGTCGGCCGAAGCCAAGATCGTCGTCGGCATCGCCAAATTGCGGCTTGCCAAGGACAAGCTCGAGGGCGTCCGTGAACGCTATATCAACCGTGCCGAATTCGCTGCTCAAGCCAATGCCGAAGTGCAGCAGTTCATCGTCTGGTTGCGGGAAATCCCCGATCGCTGCGCGGCTGAATTCGCCGCGGTGTTGGAAATCAGCCCTACAGTCGCCCACCAGTTGCTCGCTCGCTTTATCGATTTGTGCATTGTCGAGCTGGGCGACCTGGCCGAGGAAGCGGTTCGAACAGCGGAGACGGCATGATGGCGATCGATCCCAGCCCAGAAACGCTGATGAAGATCAACACCGAACTCAACGTGGTGCGGGCCCAACACAACGATTTGACGCTGAAAATCCGGCATCGCGAGCTGGTCGAGATCCACAAGGCCGAGGCGGTGACCTTCGCTCGCGCCCGTCGGGTGCGCGATCAATTGTTGAGCGCACCGGCGCGACACGCCGCGATCCTCGCCGCCGAACTCGGCTTGCCGGCCGTGACGCTGGTGCACGCGCTCGATCACGTGATCCACGCGAGCCTGCGCGAAATCAGCCGGCGGCCCCGCCCAACCCAAGAAAGTTTCAGCGGCACGGACTAGCGAAAAAACGTGCCTCTTGTCCCCGCATCCGGCCCGGACCGCGAAAGATCGTTTTTTGGGCGATGGGGAAAACAATGGAATTGCAATGGAACTCCATTGTTCCGGCATAAAAATGCCTGTATGGGCATTTAAATGCCCCGCGAACAAATCAAGATCGTCGGTAAGTTCGATCCAAAAGCCATTGATATGCGTTTTCACGTGAACCGTGCCCGGTCACCCAACGCGAACAGCGGCCCGGCACTTCGGACTTTCGTGAAGCGCACTGCCTCGGCATAAAACCACAACGCTAACGCATCGGCTTCGTCTTCGGTGACATTGGGAAAGCCGTGGACGGCGCACATCTTTTGCGTCGCGATCTTCTTATTAGCGCGCCCGCCCCACGAGCCGTTGCCGGTGAAATGCCGGCAGATTACGTTGGATTGCTCTTCGCGGCACGGGATCGCATGCTCATAGGCGATCATCTCGACCACGCCGCACATGGAGAACAGCTTGCGCACGACGTTGATATCGATCGGTATTCCCTTGGTCGGTTCGGTCGAAATCACCTGACCGGTTTTCGTGCGGACCTTTTTCGGTGCAAACCGCGGCACATAGGGTGCCTCGAAGACAATGATGCTCGGTTGCCATTCGATGCAACGCGCGCCAAGCCACAAACAAAACGCGCGCAAGGCTTCGCCGATATTGCCTTCACTGTCCTTTGGGCGCGGTTTGCCTGAACGGAAGCGGCCATAGGACGGCCGATCGCCGGGCATGCCATAGGCCCAGCCAGTCGTCGTCGCCACGTCGAGCGCGAACAGGCCGCCGGTCACGCGGTCCCCGCCGGCTCTTCCTCGCCGAGGTGCAGACGCGCATCGGCCAGCGCTTCGCCCACATTTTTGCGCGGCCGGCCGCGAGGCCGCGGCTGATGCACCGGTTGCTCGTCAAAGGATCGAGGCTTGCGGCCTCGGCGTGACGCACCCTCGGCCCTGGCGCTACCAGTCGCGGCCTCGGCGCGGTCCATCGCGGCGTCGCCGAGCGGTGTGCCGGCAAGCATGCCGAGGCCGCGGCGGTAGCTGTCGAGCAATGCCAGGTGGTCCTGCAGCTCGACCGGCTCCATCTTCCGCTCGCGAACCATCTGGCGAATGATCTTGGGCACGAAGCCGGCGTTTTTGGCTTCCTCCATCACCGCCTTGATGTCCTCGCCGAGCGAGGCGCGTTCCTCGTGCAGGCGCTCGACGCGCTCGACATAACGGGCGAGCGCGCCCTCGTTGATGACCCCACCGAACTGGTCGGGAATTTCACTCCGCAGCGTCTTTGCCATCCTCCGCCTCTCCGTGGTTGATTTCAGTTGCGCTAAGGCCGAGCCCGCGCTGAATCGCAGCGAGGTCGCGCGGGTCGGCGGTGCGTCGCGTAGTGGTCGGGGTGCGCTCGGCGACGGCAAGGTTCGCGCGAAATTCGGCGAGCCGCCGATCGATATAGGCGATATCCTCGGACGTCGGATCCGGGCGGCGCTCTGGCCGTGGCGGTGTCAGGCTGTATTTGCCGCCGGTCATCATCTCGACCACTTGGTTGACGAAAACCCCGTCGAACCAATCGCCGCGCGGGTCGCCGCCGTATTTCTGCGAGAAGTCGGCAAGCCGCACCCGGCGCCAGCCGTAGCGGTAGGCGTGAAAATGCCGGATCTCGACATGATCGAGGCAGTCGAGCCCGCCGGCCTCGACCTTGGCGACCAGCGCGCGGCGATGGTCCTCGCTCGGGAAGAAAAGATCCGTCATTAAATCAGCCGTCGTCCAATGTGCTCTTGCACGTTATTTTGAAAGACTCGGAAATTATCCATCTTTTCGATACGGTAGTGCGGCTCGGCCCTTAACTTGCCGTTGCAAAGGCCGCAGACCGGCCACATTTCGTGAAGTCCATTTTTATAGGCGTTATCGGTTGCATGATCCAAATGGTAAAATTTGGTGTGGTGACCATCCCGAATAATGACGCGATCAGACCGTTGGCAACACGGGCATCGTCCTAGATAAAAGTCGATTACTACCTGATCATAAATGTCTTGATTGCGAACCGGCGCAGCGCGGCGTTTCACAATCTCGCCGAGGTGGTCTTTAATTTCGAGTGCTGTACGCTGCACGCTCGCCACCCGACCGCCGACGTCGCCCACTTCATCGCGGGTTGCCAGCATCGCGATTTGCTCTAACAACAGGGCGAACAGTTCTGGCGTCGCGTTAATCGCCTTTGCAGTCGCGTCCGCGAGGGTTGCCTCAGTCTCCGGGTCGGTTGCCTGCAATCGACCGTCAAACCAAGCGTCGGTGAGCTCGACCATCAACCACACGAGCGCACCGGCATTCGGCGCGCCCGACTGCGCAATAATAAACAATGCTTGTTTACGGTTGAGAAGGTAAACCTCTGCGGCCGGGCCGCGGCGACCCAAAACCGTTGCGGATTGCAACAGTTTTCCTCGTGTCGTCAATGCCGCGGCGTGCCGCTCGATTAGTACGCGGATATTGCGCTCGTATGTAAAACCCAGCAATTCCGCTATGCGCCAATCCGGAATGCGCCGCTCGCCATCTTCATATTCGGCAAAATCTTCGTCGGACAGCGGCCGGATCGGCTTACGTTCGGCGGGCAGTCCGCCGCTAAACAAGTCTGTCATGCCGCCTCTCTGTTGGTGAATAACTCGACCTGGCGCGCCTTGATCTGCGCTAACAGGTGCGCAGGAAAATCGCGGTCATCGCCACCGGCTTGGCGCCGGCGCGCGTAGTCGTCGATCAGCGCGGCGAGGCGTTCCGTGTCACGATTTCGACCGCCGGCAAAGGGCAACAACAATCCACGTTGCGCCCGCGGATTGGTGCCGAGCGCGCGCGGGTTGGTCCCTTCCTGTCGTCGCGCTTGCCGGGCCCCCCACGCTGTGGGGGGTTGGGGGGAACCACGGGGGAAGTCTGAGTCTTTAAGGGGGGAGTGGGGGGAAGGCACCGTGACGGGGGGTGCAACGTGCTGATCCGATTGAATTGGCGTAACGGGTGACGGGGGGTGTGACGCCTCGCCAAAAAACTCGCCTTGCCGGTCATCCTGGCGCTTGCGCCGGCGATATCGGCGCATGCGTTCGGCGCCGGCGGTGACCTTGCGCTTAACCTCTTGCGCCGCGGCGACCGCCGCCTGCCCCTGGCGCTTCGCCCAATTGGCGATTGTGTCGCCGGCAAGGCGGCCAAATTTGCGCAGGCTGGCGATGATGCGCTCGACCGCCTCGGGCGCGATCCGCAGCCAGGCGGCCCACACGCGGGGGTCGAAACCGGCGATCGAGCCGGTGTCGGGTGCGTGGTCGGTGACCCAGGTCAGCAGCTCGACAAAGGTTGCCCCGACCAAGCCGGGCGAAGTTCCGGCGTCATCGGCGACCGCGAGCCATAGCGGGTCGGTCAAGGCATGCGGATAGAGCTTGCACCACCGTTCGGACATTGGCCGGCCCCTCCTCAGCAAAAAGGCGCGGTTTGTTCCTCGCGGCGACAGACGGTGTGGCGGTTATACTCCTGCCGCGTGTTGGTCATCGGATGATCCCCCATCCTCCCGCGCCAGAACGGCGCAGGACACCGAAGAGGGGTCGTAGCGTTTCACCGCGATGACCATTCCGTCAAGCGTATGAAGAAATTTTCTGTCAAGTATCTGACGGCTCGGGAAAATCGGCCTTGTCGTGAGCGGAGGCTGGCCTTTGCCCTTTCCGCATCTTTGAATGGCGAGGCCGATAATAGATCGTGGCCGTGTAACTGCCCTCATCTCCATCGGCGACTGCCCTTAACAGCCGCAGCGATATATCAATTTCGACGAGCTTGCAGCCTTCGATCTCTTCAGTCATTTCGGGTTTCTCAATGTGTAGCCGCGCCTTTTTGAGGACTTCATTATCATCTTGCGCGAATGCCAAGTTTGCGGCGGCAAGCTGCGCATTTTGAGCTAAGGTTTCGAACAGCTTCGCGCGCTCGTGCGCGTCGTAGTCGCGCCATAGCGCTTCGACTAGAGTTTCGGGTTGTACCGCACGCCACCCTGGCAGGATTTCCCAGGGCTGGCATTTCAACGGATCGGCGAGGCGATAAAGCCAAGCTTGGGTTAACGCGGTTTGTCCGCGTTCGAGCTTCGAAATCTGGGCGTCGTTAACGCCGACGGCCTGAGCCAAATCTCGCACTCGCATGCCCCTCGCCATCCGAAGTTCTTTTATCCGGTTGACGTATGGTTTCGATTGATAGGTTCGCACTTGGGCTCCTCGTAATTTTTTACCGTGTCACTACGTGAAACGATTATCCCGATAAACCGGTTCTAATGCGGGCATTATAGCCGGTTTTGCGATCCGTTATCAGTTTCTTATCTAGAAACCGGCGGCGCAATGAGAAAATTAACCCTTGACGCTCGCTGTGCAAATTTCTGTCATAGGGGAACCCGTCGGGAAACGGGGCTGGCCACCGCCAAAGAGGGAGGTCAAAAATGATGACATTGCAAAAATGGACGGAAGTCCATCAACTTAATTCACGCAATGTAGCTAATTTACTCGGTGTCGATCGTTCACTTGCATATAAATGGCTGATGGGCGAGACCATCCCAAGTCCCGAGAATATGCGGGCCATTTACCGCAAAACAGACGGTGAAGTCGAACCCAATGACTTTTACGATCTACCGCGACTGCGTCTAAAACGTCGCGCTCCTCCTGTTGGCCCGGTAACAGAACTAACGGAATAATCCCGAAAATAGTGCGGAGGGGCATTTATGGCTCAGTCGCAACAATTGCGCATCGCCCTCGACGAGGCGCAGCTTCGCCGCCTCGTCGCGGGTCAGGTGGTGATCTTCAAGACGGGCGATCAGCAACGGATCGAAGTCCAGTGCATTCTTAGCGACATCGGCTGGTCGAAGATCCTGCAGGCGGTGTTCGATGGCATGGGATCGAAGGGTCCGCCCGACCCACCGGAAGCGCGCGAGTTCCTGCCGAACCGGTACACGCGGCGGCCGCAATGAATTACGAGGCCGCTTATAAGCAGGGGCCACTTTACTCCGAAAAATATTATCCGCGGGCATTTGTCGGCAGTGGCTTGATGAAAATGTGGGCTGGCGAAGAGAATTTGTCGCCTCTTGAGCGTTATATCGCCGGCTTCAGATTTAATCCGTGCCCCGAAGGCAGAATGTTCGAATTGCCATATCCGCCTTTTTCCGCTTGGGCATTGCGTGAAGCCGAAATTCTACTAACCAATGTGATAAGATTCGTCGCTGCAATCATGGGGAATGCAAGGCACTTGCCCGAACGCTTGCGCATTCTCGCCATGTTGCATCCCGATCTTGGCGTTAGGATAGTTGCCGCAGGGTATTTGTTGCTGTGTTACAAATTCGATTGTTTGTTGCCGCAAGGGCCGTATTTCGCGACTATGGATTATCCCGAAGATTGGGATCGTCCGTATGAAGACGGAAAAGCGTTTGCGCGGACTTGGGGTGAGCTTCGATGACCGGGCTCGCAACCATCATTCGCTGTAGCGCCCTAACGGGATACCCGGATTGCAATCGCCGCGGCGCGGCGCGACTGTTCTGGCGCGAAATCTCGGCGATGGGCTTCCGGTTGCGTTCGACGCCGCGCGGCATCGGCGCCGCGATCGGCTCGGCCGTGCACAAGGCGGCCGAGATCATCCTCAAGGAAAAGGCCGAAACCGGCAATCTGCCGCCGTCGACGATCGCCGCCGACTGCGCCGCCGAAACACTGGCCGAGAGCATGCGCGAAGGCGTCGAATTCGATCGCACGACCGCGAACCGGGTCGAAGGCGAGGTTACCGCGGTCGGGATGGCACGGGCCTATTACCGCGTGGTGGCGCCCGAGGTCGAACCGATCATCGTCGAGGAACGGCTAGAGGCCGAAGTGGCACCCGGTCTGATCTTGTCGGGCCAGCCGGACGTCGTGGCGCGCGAGCCACATCGCGTGCGCGATTTGAAAACTTCGCTCCGTGACGGCGGCAGTCACGCGCCACAAATCGGCGGCTATTCGCTGTTGGCCCGTAGTCACGGCCTCGACATTCAGGAAGCGGCGGTCGACAACATCAAGCGCGTCGCCATCGGCAAGCCGCAGCCCGACCCGATATCGAAACCGGTCGCGGTCGCCCAGGCCGAGACGGCGGCGATCAACATCCTGCGTCATATCGAGGGCGACCTCGCGACGTTCCGCAACGGCGACCCGGTGCGCCGGATCCTGCCCGGCGACCCGTGGGCGTTCCAGGCGAACCCCAGCTCGATCTTGTGCAGCCCGAAATACTGCCCGGCCTTCGGCACTGAATTCTGCCGCGAGGGAGACCCGGCAAAAGAAAGGAATGGGGTGGGATGAAAGATCAAAAGACGGAACAATTCCTCGAGCAGGGCGGCTACCGCTACGAATATCACCCGCACGTTGATTTCTCGGAAATCGATCTCAAGGCGTCCTATGAAAACCCGGCACGATTGTTGCGCCGCGTCGATGAAGATCGAGCGATCAGTTACGCGCTGGCAATGGAGGAAGGGACCGAATTCCCGGCCATTGTGCTGTTGACCCATGACGGCATCCCCCCCGCGCAATATCTGATCGCGACTGGGGTGCACCGCACCGAGGCGGCGAAATTAGCCAATCGCACGGATTGCGATGCTTATGTCGTGACCGAGGGTGATGTTTATCGCCGGGAATCGTTGATCCGCCGTCTGAACACAATTGAAGGCCAGGGGGTGTCGATCCGCGATCGCGTTCTGCAGGTCTTACAGTTGCATGAGACCTATCCTGATCGCTCGCTGAAGCAACTTGCGAAAGAATGGAACCTGAAGGAAGGACAGGTCAAAACCGGCTGGACGGAACAGCAAGCCATGATACGCGGGCGGCGCTTTGGTTTTGATTTTGCCAAAGCGAAGCTGTCGCGGTCGAGCGTCTTGGCATTGCAGGGCATTCAAAACGATGTTGTGTTTGGCAAAGCAGCACAATTCGCCGTCTTGGCTGGTGCTTCAACCGCCGAAGTCGATGAGCTTTGCAAAGAGGTCAAGAAAACCCGCGATGAAGCCTCTGGTTTGGCGACGGTAGAGCGGGCGACGCAAACCGCGGCGACGCGCAAGATGCAGGTCCAAGCCAAACACGGTCGCATCTCACCGGCGCCAGCGACCAAATTCTTCGCGACAATTCGCACTCTCAATAACCTGGCCGACAAGGGCATTGAACAATTGTATCTGTCGGCCTATTCGCGGCAGGATCTGGCGCGCGTCTTATGCGACGGCACCATTGACCTGCTGAAACGGGTTATCGCCGAGCTCGACCGCATCAAACGTCTGGAAACGCCGCCGAGTCTGCGCCGCGGCGTCGGCGGCGTGGAATTGCACGTCTAATGGGGTGGCAAGCCGAAGTCTTCGCCCGATTGCGCGATCGCCAATGGCACAAACTGGGCGAGTTGTTCGAAGCGGTCGAGCAGCAAATCCCGCTGCATTACGCGATGCGTTATGTGATGCACCCGGGGCGCAGCCGCACGCGCACCGAAATGCCGGTCAACAGTGTCGCGCGCTGGGAATATTTTCTCAGCACTGTGGGGACGATCGGCATCGAGAGCGACGGGGACCCTTGCAAACGTAAATGGAGCGACCACGCTCGTTTGCGCTATGTCGCCGACCAAGTGTGCGGCGATTGCGGCGGTCCGGTCATCAAAGCAACCTGGGCGGCACATCATTCGGTCGCTTGCCTCGCCTGCGAGGCGGCGCCAGCACTGCGCGACCTGCCGCCGCCAACGAAAACCATCATCCCGGTCCCGCCGCTGCGGCCGATTTCGGAAAAAATGTCGGTACCGGCGATTGTGATGCAGGCCCCGAGGCCCGCACCAGCAAAGCCGCCGCCGGCGTGGTTCTATCGCTTCCGCCGGGCATTCGCTGTTTACCTGAAATTCAAACGATTGCCGTTTCTGTCGCCGACTAAAATTCAAAGGGAATTGGACCGCTATCACGATAACGTGGATCAAGTGTGTTTGCGCTACGGCAAGCCTCCGCTTACGCAACCCGAATTGAACGGATGGGTGCAGAATTACTTTCAGACGCATCCGCGTTAGTTGATAGGCGTCCCTCCCCGAAGGCGGACACCGCGAAGAACACGATCCGCCGCAACCCCGCATAGCGAGGAAGTAGATGGCTCAGACCACCCGCCCGCAACTCGTCGCCCCGCGCCAGGTCGCTACGCTCGACGCCGTCCGCACGATGACCGGCGGATTTGACATTGACGCCTGGCACGTGATGGAGGAGCGCGACAACGCGCTGATCGCCGACGAGGTCCTGCACGGGCCGGGCTCATCGAAATTCGTTTACAGTTTCGACATCGCCGGCCAGCGCGAGCCCGCGACCGGGATCAGCGTCGTCGGCGCCCGCCACTTGGCGAACCACTACAAGGGTCTAAAGCATCGTCTCGTGGCCGCGACGCAAAAGACGGGAGCACTCTTCATCTTTACCAGTTATCCGGCCGAGAACATGCCGATGACGGTCTCGTGCTCGGTCGTCCCGGAGCTCGAGAACGAAGACGATTTTTATTCGGCTATCTGCGAAGTAATCGACGTCAAAACGGGGAACAGTCTCCAGTCCGAGCGGCGCGAATTGCGGTATGGGGAACGCCAAGGCGGCGGGCAGTTCGAGCGGCCGCATTACGCGACGATCGCGCAATCGAAAGCCTATCGCAATGCCGTCCTCGCCCTCATCCCGCAGGACATCGCGATCCGCTGGAAGCTCGAAATGCTGCGGCTAAAAAAGGAAGAGGTCATCACCGAGTCGGTGATCGACCAGAAGCGCGCCAACGTGCTGCAATTCGCGGCGCAAAGGGCCATCGCCCTCGACCGCCAGGCTATCGATCATCTGACCCTCGACCAAATCGCCGGGCTCGGCGACGCCGCCCGCGAGGGGCGGTTGCCAGCCTTTGTCGAGGCGGCACGGGCGCTCGGCCTCGAGGTCGCGCAAGAGTCCACCGAGGCGGCGAGAACGCCCGCGCCGGCCGCAGCGGCGCCCGCTGAAAGCGCAAATCGCCGGCGGGCGGCAACCGTAGCCCCGGCGCAAACCACCGCCGCAGCGGCCCCCAATCGGCCGGAGGAGCCGGCTGATCGTCCTCGGGAGGATGCAGCAGTCGGGCAGCAACCTTCCGAGGGCGCGCCGCCGCAACCCGGCGGGGAACGGGCGCCACCAGGTGGTCAGCCGGCGCAACAGACGGCACAACCCGCGCAACGGCGCCGGGTCAATTTCGAGGCGTGAGGCGAAAGATGGAAGAAATCGAGCGTCTCGAAATCGACCCCGATCGTTTCGAGATCGGCCGGACGATCGCGTCGATCGACGAGTCGACGACCGTCCAAATCGGCGAAGGTAAGGACCGGCTTCTGGTGCGCGCGTCGCCGCGTCGCGAAGGTTGCGGCGAGTGCACCTTTTGCTGCACCGCCCTCGGCATTAACGAATTGCAAAAGCTGCCGATGACCCGGTGTCGGCATGTTGCCGGAAAGGGCTGCGGGATTTACCCAAACCGCCCCAAACCATGCCAGGAATATGCCTGCGGCTGGTTGCTCGGCAATTTCGATGCGCGCTTCCGGCCCGATCGCGTCGGCGCCTCGGTGACGTTCTATGTCGCGCCAGACTTCGGGTTTTATGCGGTTGTCGTCGTCAACAGCGCAAAGGTCCACCACAAGCGGCTGCGCCAGCTGCTCGATCGGCTGTTCAGTCAGCTGCCGGAAATCCGCGTCATCTATGACGACAAGCACGGGTCGATTTACCGCCACGGTCAGCCGCCGCAGCGCTTTCGCATGATGGAACGGCCCCCGGGCGATTACGAAAACGCGCTCTACCTCATGCTGGATTGATCGGCGATGAACATCGAAATCGCGCTGCGCAATTTCCGCGGTTGCGAGCGCGCCGATATCGAATGCGCGCCGATCGCCCTCGTCGCGGGCAGGAACGCCGCCGGCAAGTCGAGTCTGGCGCAGGCGACGGGTGCCGTGTTGTGCGGCGCCGGCTTGCCGCTCGCCGGTCTCGCGAAGGCCTCGGCCGGATTGCTGGTCAAGAGCGGCGCCAACGAAGCACGCATCGTGATCAAGGGGGAATCGGGAACAGCGCGGATCGATTGGCCCGCCTGTCAGCCTTCGGCGCAGGGCGAACCGCCGGCGGCGTCGGTTTATGCCGCGGGGCTCTTGAGCATCGCTGTTGAAGCGCCGGCAGACCGCGCCCGAACCCTCGGCAAATACTTGCACGCCGATCCGACGCGCGAGGATCTCGCCCGCGCCCTCGTCGACGAGGAGATGGACGACGACGCGGTTGCCGTCATCTGGAAACTGATCGAGGCGCAGGGCTGGGATGGCGCGCACACGCTGCGCAAGGAAAAGGGCACCGAATACAAGGGCGCCTGGCGCCAGGTCACCGGGGCGAACTGGGGCAACCGCGTCGGCGCCTCGTGGGTTCCGGCCGGTTGGCAGTTCGAATTTGAGGAGCCAAAGGAAAACGATCTGCTCGCCGCACTCGCGCTCGCCAAGGGGAACCACGACAAGGCGATTGCCGCCGCCGCCGTGTCGGGCGCGGAGCGAACTCGGCTCGCGGCCGAGGCAGCAGCTGTCGAACCCCGCAAGGACGCCTTGCAACAGGCCGAGGCGACTGCCGAACGGCTCGCCGGCGAGCTTGTCGTCGCCCGACAGGCGCGCGCCGCGCTGCCCCCGGGCACTGTCGATCCGGGCATGCCGTGCCCGCACTGCGGCGCCTTTGTCGTGTTGCGCCGGGTCAATCTCGCCGAAACCCGGCTCGAACCGGCTGAGGCGGCGCCGCCCGCTTCTGAACTCAAAAAGCGCCGCGATGCGATTGCCAGAACCGATGGCGATGTCAGCCGGTTGACCGGTCAGGTGGGCGAGGCCGATCACGCCGTCGACCAAGCCCGCTTTAGTATGCAAACCGCTCTACTCGCCCGCACCAGTCTCGACAAGATGCCGCCGCCGACCGAGGCCGAAGTCGATGTCGAGGCCGCCAAGGCGGAGGTTGATGCCGCCCAACAGCGGCTGATCGGGTTCCGGCAAAAGCGCGACGCCGACGATCTGCACGACAAGATCATGACCAACAACGCGGTGATCGACATTCTGGCGCCCGACGGGCTGCGAGCGAAAAAGCTCGGCCACGTCCTCGAACTGTTCAACACCGCGCAGCTCGGCCGGCTGAGTCTCGCCGCGGGCTGGAACCAGGTCACTGTCGATGCCGAAATGACATTCGTCTATGGCGGGCGACCCTACGCGCTGTTGTCGACCAGCGAGCAATATCGGGTCCGCGCCGTGCTGCAGGTGGCGATGGCGCATCTCGACGGCTCGGCGATGGTGGTGCTCGACGCCGCCGATGTCCTCGACGGTCCCACCCGCTCAGGCTTGTTCGATCTGCTTGATGAAGCCGGGCTGCCGGCTCTCATCTGCATGACGCTCTCGCGGCGGGAGCAGGTCCCGGACATCGAGGCGGACGGGCTTGGCATGTCCTACTGGATCGAGGACGGCGTCGCGCAGCCGCTGCACGAGCTCGCCGAGGCCGCGGCATGACCCTCGACGATTGGCTCGCCGCGAATTGCCGCTACCTCGAGGCGACGGTCCAAGACCTGCCGGCGAAGGGTGACTTGCCGCCGTTTTTCGCCGCAATGAAAGACGGTATGCCGATTGTCGTGGGACTCGATTTTCGGATGCTCGACAAGGCCTTGGCGGTCAATCTGTTTCAGGCAGTTCTCAAACGCGCCGGGGCCGATCAGTACGCGATCATCGTCGCCGCCTGGTATGTGAGGGTGCGCCAGGACGAAAATTTCGACGCCACCTTTCGACAACTTGATCGAGAAGGTACGGGCGGCGCCTACAAGGATCAGCGGCGCGAATGCTATCAGGTCGTTGTCGGCGACCGCGAGCGCTCGCTGGGCGCGCTCTTTGACGTCGAACGCGACTACAAAGGCAAAATCCGCCGCCTGATCCGGCAATCGGGCACGCCCAAAGATATGTTCGGCCGCATGGTCGATCTGCTGGTCCCCCAGACGAGGCACTGAAATGGCGCGAATAGACGATGGGAACGGCGATCTCCCCGACCTCGGCCCGTGCTGCATGTGCGAGGGCGGGCCCACGCACAACCTGATCATGTTAAGTCAACGCGGCGCGATCCCCGGCCACGGCTGGGGCTGTGTCGTCTGCGATCTGCCGCTCGACGGCGCCTATGCGGTGCTGTGCGAGGCCTGCATCATCCGGTGGCAGCAGGACAATTCATTGTTGACAATCGCGTGCCGTGGCTGGCCCGGCGAGGGCCGCATCCCGATCGCGGAGTTGCCGGCGGGCGCGTTCGACCACGATATGAGCAAGCACCCGGAGGAGGCAGCCCGAGCCTATAAAATGAGGCAGGAAATCGAAGTGCCACAAGACCCAACGCCGACCGTGAACTAACCCCTTGACAATACACGCGTTTTGTGTATAATGGCTCGCGTTCGTCTAACCTTTCGTCAGCGCGATATCACGGCGGCGATCAAGGCGGTCGAACGCGCGGGCCACATCGTAGCTCGCATCGAAATCGAGCAAGACGGTAAGATTGTCATTATTCCGGCGATTCCCGGCAACGAAAGCGAAGCACGGGAAATGAACCCTTGGGACGAAGTGTATGAGAATCAGGCTTGAATACGTCAAAGAATATCGAGATCGGCATGGGAGATTACGGCGCTACTTTCGACGGCGCGGACAACCGGATATTCCGCTGCCTGGCAAACCAGGCTCACCCGAATTTCAGGAAGCCTACAGCGCCGCACGTGCTGCGATGCAGGTGCGTGAAATCGGCGTCAACCGTTCGGCGCCGGGTAGTGTCGGTGGCACCATCGGCGCCTACTACACGCATAACGGCTTTCTCGGGTTGGCGAGCGGCACTCAAAAGGCCCGACGCGCCATCCTCGAACAATTCCGCAAGGATCATGGCGACAAGCCGTTGCGGCTGATGGATCGTGGGCATCTCACCAAAATACTGAGCGCCAAAAAACCCTTCGCCGCTCGTAATTGGTTGATGACTCTACGAGGATTGATGCAGTTCGCGGTAGAGATGGGCATTCGCGCCGATGATCCGACCGCCGGCATCGACCCGGTGCGAGCCAAGCAAGGCGACATTCACACCTGGACCGAAGCCGAAATCGCGCAATTCGAGACATATCACCCGATCGGATCCCGACCGCGATTGGCAATGGCGTTGTTGCTCTACACAGCGCAACGACGCAGCGACGTGATCAAGATGGGACCGCAGCATGTGCGCGACGGCGTCCTGACATTGCGACAGCAAAAGACCGGAACCCCGTTGGTGATCCCGGTGCACCCGGAGCTCGCGCAGATCATCGCCGCCTCGCCCTGCGGCAATCTCGCCTTTCTCGTCACGGGCGAAGATGCGCCGGTGCCCGGCGTGCCGATTTCAAATTCTGGCATCGGAAACGCCTTTCGCCGCTGGTGCGACGAGGCGGGTCTGCCGGCGTCGTGCTCGTCGCATGGTCTGCGCAAGGCGGCTTGTCGGCGGCTCGCTGAGGCTGGCTGTTCGGCACCGCAAATTGCCGCGATCAGCGGTCACAAGAGTCTTCGGGAAGTTCAACATTATATCGCTGAGGCCGATCAGGCACGGCTCGCACGCGCAGCGTTTGCGCACCTCGGACCTCCAAGCGGAAGCGGGTCGCCGCTACCGCATCGCAGAACATCTCGACAACGCGACAGTGTCTAACCTTTCGCAAAAAAATGTCTAACCAAAGCGCAAGTCGTTGAAATAACACGTCATTTTTTCAACATGCAGATAGCGGCAGGAGGCGCACTAGCCAATGTTTTCAATCACTTACGTTGTCTAACCAGCCTTATCCTCGTCACAGATTATCAATGACTTAGGGCAGAAATGTCTAACCTCAGCACCGGGGCAACGCGGAAGCGGGTCGCCGCTTCCGCCTATGCGTCGAGGAGGATCGCCAGCGCCTCCTTGTGACGTGAGTCGAGGCGCGCGAGCCAACCTCGGCCAAAGGTCGCGAAGGTGGCGAGCCCGCGGTAGTAACGCTCGTGGCGGGCCCGAAGGTCATCGATCAGCTGTCGCGGGTCGGCCTGCGCGGCGGCCGCCAACGTCTGCGGCCCGATCCGGCCATCGACGAGGACGCCGAGCACTTCCTGCAGCAATTGCGCCGAACGGAAGGTGCCGGCATTCACCCCCATGTCGAAAACCATATGGTCGACGCCGTGGGGCAATTTGTCAGCGCTGATCGGGTGCCAATAGTTCTCGCGATAGATCTCCCGTGCCGTCTGCTCGCTGATCCCACGAAGTTCTTCCTTGGTCGCGTTCGGGCGCTTCGTCCAGGCGCGATAGGTGGCGAGCGTGATGCCGCGGTTGGTGGCGCCGCCGGGGTCGGCCGGGTGGTCGACATAGCCGCCTTCGTGCCTGAGCGTGTGATCTACGGCGCGCGGAAAGTTGTCAGCCATCGGATTTACCTCATGGTCATGTCGGTTGCGTCCGCCGCGGCGTCGGCCTTGGCGGTCGCGGCGATCGCCGGCTCGGGCGGGGTCTTCCAGGCGAAGTAGAGCAATCCGACCAACGGCGAATTCGGCCCAGGCGGGATCGGCACGGCACAGATGTAGCGGATGCCGTCCTCGGCCAGGCGGCGGAACAGGATGCGCTCCTGCTTACCCAGCGGGTCGCCGCAGACCGCACTGCCGCGCAACATTCTGACGATTTGCGCCGGGTCGGAGGTCTCGACAAAGACCGGCAGGCGCGCCGGCGTCATCGACCAGGCGCCGCCGCCGCGCTGGCGGGCGAGCACGAGCTGCTGGACGTTGCGCGACAGATCGACCCCCCAGACCATCGCGAGATCGATCGTCGTGTCGGCCAGAAGGCTATCGAGCGGCGCCGAAACGTCGCTGCGCAGCATGACCGGCCCCGGTCGGCGCAACAACACCTCGCGGAGAAAGGCGCGCTCCTCCCAGGCGGCGAACCCCAGCCCGCCGAGAACCGCGAGAACAACGATCGCAACCACTTTCCAGGGCGCGTCCATGTAGGACAGCACCCGACCGAGAATATCACCGATCAGGCCCCCGGAACGCGGTCCGCCGGGCGGGGTGTCGGTCATGCCGGGGCCGGCGTCGGCCAGGCTTCTTCGAACGCTTCGAGCCGCTCGGCGAGTTCGTTGATCGCGTTCACCATTGCATAGAGAAGCGGGTTGGCGTTAAGCCCCTCCTCTGCATCGCTGGCTTCCGCCGCAGCCGGTAAAATCATTTCCGGCAGGACAATGCGGCAGTCTTCGAGCGCCAAGCCGACAAAACGGCGCTCGCCGTAAATCATTGGTGTCAATTGGCGGATTGCCTCAAGCCCATGCTCATAGGGGGCAATTGCATCGTCGCGAACTATGCCGGGCCACCGCTCGGTAATTCCCCCCGTCACGCGAAGATCGCCCATCACATTGGTAAAGTGTGCTCTCAGGTTTAGATTGCCGACGTTCGCGCGAGTGCCGGTCTGGCAGATATCAATATCGCCGTTGCTTGAAAATGCCCCGCCGGCAATCAGGGCAAAGTCTCCAGCACTGTTTGCCCAGCCGACGTTAGCAGTCCCGTTGATATCAGCGCCGCCGTAGATACTGAGATGAGAGCCCGAAAGCGCTCCGCCGGCGCGCACCGGCCCCTCAATCCACAAGCCGCCATTTGCTTGCCCGTCAACGCGGAATACGAGATTTGCCCCGTCCCAAATCCAGCCGATCGCATTGCCGCTGCCCAAGCCGGTATAAGCGATGCCGTGTCCGGTGAGCGTCATGCTGGGAGTAGTAAGCGAGCCGGCATTGACCCCGCTGTTAAGATAGCACGTCCCGCCGACGCTGAAATCGCCGGTCGATTGGAGGCTGTTCGCCAGCAGGAAGCCGCGCGCGGTGATATTGTTGGCGCCCAAGACAAGGTCGGCCATATTGGCGCCGGCCGCGCCGGTCAAATAGATGGCGGCATTGTCCGGTTTTACGATATAGCCGCCGGATACCTGGAGATTGCCGTTGACTTGCAATGTCGAGAGAAACGTGCCTATGCCAGTTGACGCAAAACCTTGCAGGCAGGTAACGCCGCCGTCACTTTGGACTTGCAGCCCATTGATCGGGACGCCGTTCCCATCATTGACGCCAAGGCGCAGGACGCCGCTCCCGGCGCCGATCGCGTAGCCGCTCGCGAGACTGTCAACGGTATTGTAGAGCACCAGCGACGGCCAGCCGCCGCTGCGGATCACGCCGCGCCCCGAGGTAACGGTGAAATTCCCGGCGACGATCAGATTGCCCGGTCCGCTGAGGGTGCCGCCCGCCAATGGCAAATAGGCCGAGAGGTCAGGATTGGCGGCTTGCGCGATTGCCTGGATCGCTTGGTAGAGCTGGGTGTTGTCCGCCTTGTCGGGCGGCAGGCCGGCGGCCTCGACGACGGCGAGGACTTCTTCCTGCACCATATTGAGCCACCAAGCGTCGAGAATGGTGGCTTCGGCCCCCGAGGCGGGATTGCCGTCCGTGAAAAAGCCGGGAACGTAAGTCGGCGGAACGAGCGGGAGCGTCGGAACCGCGCTCGCGTTGTCAATTCGGTACACGCTGCGAATCTCCCTCGATCGCTGGCGCAGCACCGTTGAGCCCGTCTTGCGCCATCGCCTGCTTTTGTATCTTCGCCAGGAGCGGAGCCACGACGCGATACGGCCCCTCGGCCAAGATCGCCATTGTCTGGTTCCATTCCGCCGCGGTCAGGCAGACGGTAAGCTCGTCAGTCGCTTCCATGTTTCCTCCTCAACTAACGACATGCGCGAACGGCGGCAACAGGCAGTAAGTCATCTGCACCGACCAGATGCCGTCGGCATCGACGCCAAAGCGCGGCATGCCGCCCTCGCCGCGCCATATCAGGATCGTCCCTTGCGGAAAGCCACCCATCGGCGCGAGCCCGCCGCTGCGCTGCAAGCGCACTTGGTTGCCCAGCACGTTGAACGGATGCCCGAGCGCAAAGCCGAACATCTCGCGCTGCGCCTCGCCGGCCGACGCAAAGCCATCCATCGCGATCGTCAGATAGGATTGCGTGTGGTTCTCGGCGCGGTCGAAGGTGAATTGCAGCGTGCGCGCGTCTGGGCCGGTAAACGCGGCACCGGCATGCCCTTCGATTTCCTCCCGGAGTGCCGCCGCAGCGGCTTCGGCCTCAGCGGGTTCAGGCAGCGTAGTCGCTTCCATTGATTTTAATCTCCTCTGCTCAGCTCCGCGCGCAGCGCGGCAAGCGCGTCGTCGATGTATTGTCTGGTTGCGATATTCCCGCCGGTAATCGTGCCGGTGACATTGAGATTGCCGCTAATGCTCGTTTCGGCGGCGTTGATCGTCAAAGTATCGAGCGGCCCGCCGCCGGCGGCGGCAAAGCCCAAGTTGCGAAAGCCGGCGACATTCGGCCGGGTAATCCACCCGGTCGCTGCGTCCTGGCGGTTGAGAACAAAATCGCCCATGATCCGAAGGGTGCCAGTGCCAACCAGCGTAGCAATCTCAGTAGCGCCGGCATACCAGCTAAAGAAATCCGCGCTGGCGCGACAGCTAAACCACATCCCGCCGGACATAATGCCGAGCGCCAGTTCTGTCGTACCGGCGGCGGGAAACAGCACCAAGCGCGTGCCCGCCGACCGCCCGTCGACGGCGGGCGGAGCGAGCCCGCCGCTAAAGACCAGCGGGCCGGAAGTCCCGCCTTGCGGCAGCGACACCGCGCCGTCTACGGTCAAGGCCCCGTTCACAGTTGCCGAGCCAAAATATTGCAGCAGGCCGCCGGTGCCGATCACCATGCGGCCGATCAGCCCGGTCTGATCGGCGATCTCAAAAGCGCCGTCAGCACGCGGGCCGACTGACCATGTACGGGTGCCGATAATGGTAAACCAAGCGCGGGCCGACATGCCCGATGGCACAGTAAGCTCGAACGGGTCAGACGCACCACCAAGCACCGAGAATTTGCCGGTGCTGCTTATCGCCGCCAGATTGGCGACCGGCGCGTTCGTTGCCGAGTTGACCGTGCGAAACCACAGCGTCGCCGGGTTGCCGCCAACCTGCAAAGCAAAGACCGGCGCCGCGCCGGTGTTTTCTATTGTCAGCCCCGGATTGGCGCCATGACGAACGACAAACCATCCGCCAGTGAGAAGGGCGTTGCCGTCAGTCAACGGGAGGGCGCCGAGATTGAGCAGCGCCGCAGCCGGCGTAGCGCCGCCAGTCCCGCCCGAGGTTATTGGCAGCGGAAGGCCCAGGGATGCTGATCCCACCACTTCAAGATTTTGCCAGACTTTGACCGTGCCGATATTATTGATCGAGAACCGCCAGCCAACGGTCTCGGCGATAATCGCGAACGAGTCGACCTCGGCCCCCATTGCGAAAGCAATTTGGCCCTGGACGCTGGCCCGAAACCGCGCAGACTGTCCGGCATCAACCAATACTGTTAAAGAAGATGACCGTCCCGCTTCGTAAATCGTGCCGCCAGTCAGCGGCAGGAACGGGCCGCCCGCTTGCAACGCGCTGATCTCGTCCCGTGCGATTCCGAAGTTCTCCCGCACGCTGATCGTAGTTGGCAGGCCAGTTACCGGCAGGCTCGGATTGATTTGGCTGACCATTACTGTTTATCCCAAATCGAATTACCGCCGTCCCAAATCGAATTGCCGTCATCCCAAATCGAGCCGACATAGGCGAATTGCAGAATGGTATGCGCCGGCTTGAGCGGCCGGATCACGCATTCCAGCATGTTGTTGCCCCAGCGCCGCAACCGTTCGCCGGCGGTACTGCGGCCGGCGCGAAACGACCACATGCGATTGTGCACCGAGGTAATTCGCCAGGTGTAAAGCCAATCAACCCCATTGACCCGATCGCCGGCTCTATTCTGGCCGGCGCGGAAGGCGAAAAATTCGTCGATGGTAATCTCGAAGCCGATCGCCGCGGCGACCGCGATGTAATAGGCGCGGCTCTGCCCGCCGCGCGCCGCCAGCTTGAACAGGACTGCGAGCCGGCGCTCTTGCAAGCCGGTCAAGGGCGGCTCGACGCAGGGATCGGGCAGCCCGCAGATCCGCTCCCAATCGGCCAGCGTTTCCAGCGCCGTGCCCGGATAGGCTTCGGCCAACAGGTTACAATCGCGGCGAGTGACGCGCGCGAACTCGACCGCCAGCCCCGCGAAGGTGCGCATCAAGACCGTGCGCGGCTCGCGCGGCCACGCCCAGCCGGTTGGCAGCAGGTCAGCGAGAACCTGGGCGTAGTCGTCGGCGCTCAGACCGCAGACCGGCTGGATCTCAACGTCAGGCTGGGCGTCGCGGGAAAGCTCAACCCTCATTGATAGGTGACCTCCCCGAGCCCGACGATCTCGCCGATCTGCACGTCAATCCGATCGGCCGGGCTGACCAGCACAAAGCGGCGCACGCCTGGGGTGAATGAGATTGCGGCTGACCATTGGTCGCGGAAGATCGAGCCGCCCGGCTCAGCCTCCTCCAGCAGCATGTGGTAAAGCCCGTCATAGATCAGGCTGCGGATTTCTGGTGTGTCGGGGTCAAGCTCGGCAATGATCACGTCAACCGGGACCTCGACCGGGGCGAATACCAGGACCCGCGCCGTGACTGGCCGCACCGGGTCGATGTGGGCTGCCACCAGTGCTACGTCGGCAGGGGTCGGAATGCCCGAGGGGGCGCGAACCTCATCCATCATGAAGCGCACGGTGACCGAGCCCGCGCCGCCTTCCAGCGGGTAGCACCAGGCCCTTGTGACCCCTGGGACCTCCAGCGCCCAGCGCACGTAGTCGAACGCTGCGCCCCCATGGGGCGGCTGGCGGATGCGCGCCAAGATCGCGCGCAACAAGGCAGGGTCACTCTGTTCGTCGGCGCCGCCAGCGAGACCGGGAGCCGCGACCTCACCAGTGACCGCGACCCCGGCGAATGTCGTCATGAGCTGGAGCTGCGCCCCAGGCTCGGCATTGCCAGCGCCGCCGGCCTCGCTCGCGTACAAGGTGACGGTGATTTCGCCTCCTGCCTCGGAAGCCCCGCGCGGGATGATGTATTCAACCCCGTCGCCACGTCGCACTTGGGCATCGTCGCGGATCGAGGCTCCAGGGTCAGCCGGCCAGGTTGCCGGCCCGCTGGCGACGGCTGCCGGGATCCTGGGGACGCCCCAGATCGAGGCCCAGCGATCGAGAAATTCCTTTTCCGCGCTGTCGGGGAATAGTTGGCGGAATGACCAGTCCAGCCGGCCATAGAGCAGATGCGCGGAGCCTGCCTCGACTTCCGAAAATGCGCGCAGATTGTTGACGCGGAGCCGTGTGTCGGCTCCCCTCAGCTTGGCTTCGAGGTCCGCGCCGATCCTGCGGCGCAAATCCTCAAGTAATGGGCGCTCGAATGGCACGGTTCCCCTCGCCCCAGGCCCAGGAATAACGGCGGTTCAACAGTTCGACCCCATCGCGGATGATGACGATCCCGACATCAAGCCGGCCTGGTGCGGCGCGCGGCCACTCGGCGGCGATCGTGATCTCGTCGGCGACGCCATCCTCGAGCATCCAGACCAGCGCCTCGCGGCAGTAATCCTCGGCGCGCAGCCGGACCTGGTTGGTTTCCTTTTCACGACTGATCAGCCACAGCCGCGAGCCGATCGGCCCCTCCTCCGCGCCATCGTCGGCCCACCAGCCGCGGCGGTCGCCATCCGAGGGGTCAGGCAGGGGATCATCCGGCGTGGCCAGGCGGTCGGTGAACAGGCTCAAGATGGTGGCGGTTTCGAGGTCACTCCCGGTCACCAGGTCGCCGCCGGCGAGCACCCAATCGCCGGTAAGCCGAGAGGCATCCCAAGTGGTCAGCAGGTCACTCATCGCGCGTGCTGCCTCCCACGCTGCCCTGGGGCGCGTTTATGCTGCCGGTCGCGTTGAGGTCGCCGTCCAGTTCGATATCGCCCTTGATCGCAATTTCAGGCGCCTCGATTTCGAGCCGGTCGGTTTTGACCGTCACATCCTCTTCGGCGGTGATCACCAGATGCTTCGTGGTGATTTCGACGATCCCGCCGCGCTTCAGGACAATCGAGTCGCCCTCGTTGGTGTAGATCGCGACCGCGCCAGGCTCGAGCCCGGTGAACCGGGACTGGCGATCGTCCGTGGCGACGATCGCGCCATGGTCGCGGCCGCCCCCGACGAAGACGACCAGCGCCTCGCTGTCGACCGGCGGCGCAGACGAAAACCCGTAATTTTGGAAGCGCTCGACCGCCACCTTGTCCTCTTCGTAGAGCAGTGAGACTTGTCCGAGCTGCACTCCGGTTTCATCATCCGTCGCGGCAATGACGCCACGGCTGACCATGTTCATAATCCGCCGATGATCGCTCATGTGGCGCCACCTGGGGGTGCTGTGACAGCACCCGAGGGCGTTCCGTGCATCAGACTAATGCCGCACGTTGGCGCCGTGCACGCATTGCATTCCACCCAGGTCGGATTGCGGCATTTGTGACGCCCGCGGCCGGTGCGAATCATAATCCGCCGATGATCGCTCATGTGGCGCCACCTGTTGGTTGCCATCCGGCCCAGGGGTCGCCCGCGCCGCCCTTCTTTTTGCCGCCGGCTTTTTTGCCAGCCTTGCCGCCCTTGCCCTTGGCCGGGTCCTGTTTGCCCTTGCGTTTCGAGGGGTCGGGCAGAAAGGCATCGGGCAGCGTCAAGCTCAGTTCAGTAATCTCGCCGCCATCATCAAAGCTGTGGGTCACTTCGCCGATGATCAGCTCGTGCGACAATGCCAGCCAGGGGGCTTCGACCCAGACCAGGTCGTTGGTTGCCCACAGCTTGCCATCTTCCTGCCGCCAGCCGTTGACGGTTATGGTTGCCTTCAGGGACTGCCCGACGCGGCGGCGCATTTCCCAATCGGCGCGCTGGGCCGCGGCGGCATCATCAGCTTGTTTTTCAGCCACGATGACATGCGGGCGGTATCTGGTGACGCCGGCGTCGCGGGCGCGGCCGACAATCTGGGTCAATGTCTTGGGGGCCGTCTTGCCCGGTGATTTGGCTGCGGCAGCCTCTGCCTGTATCCGCATTCGCTCGCGATAGCGCGCCGAGATATTGGGGATGCCGCGAAGCTGGCGGACCCGCTCAACCAAGCTCGGCTGCCAGCCGCCGTCGCCGCCGCCGCCCCAATCTTGATCTATCGGCCCGCCGTCCTTGGTCCGGTTCCCCGGCCTCTGCGCTTTGACGATGTAATCCGAGAACCGCTGGCTGTGGTCGAGCTCGGCACTGGCACTGAGAATGTTTTTCCCATGTATAAGATCGGTGGTTGCACGACCGGAGCCGGCGCGCGTGAGAACAAGCCGCCCCAGCGCGTCATCAGTGACCAGAAGTTCGTGCACACGCGACAGCCGTTCGATGAGGGCAAAGCATGTTTCTCCCTGTTGGACTTGCACTTCGGGTTCGGGCGGGGTCTGGGTGCTGACGACGACCTCGACCCCGAAGGGCTGCGCCAGAATGCGCGCAATCTGGCCGACCGTCATGCCCTTGAACTGCCCCCCGTCAACGGTGACCGAGCAATCCACCAGGTCACAGGTTTTCGAGCGGCCGCTTAGACTGATCGAGTGCGAGCCGGCGTCGTAGCTGGGCCCGTATTTGTCGACATAGCCGGTCAGCACGGTTTCGCCATCGAGCTGGATTTCACACGGCTCGCCTGGGGTGATTTGCCAGATGTCTTCCTCGAGCGACCAGCGCTCGGAGACTGTCAAATCAAAGTCGGCGGTGGCGCGCTCGAGACCGCGCGTGATCCTCAGGGCTTGCCAGCCGGCGTAATGCTCGCCTGACACCAACAGGGTAAAGGGCGCCTCGCGCGCCTCGCGGCTCTGCTGGCTGGCGCCGCGGCTGCTCGGCCGGGTTGGGGTGCGGACTTCGCTCATGCGCCTGCCGCCAAAATCCGCCCGGTGCTCGGCAGAAAAGCAGGATTGCGGGCATTGACCCGGTCGCAGAGTTCGAGGTCGCGATCGGTGTCCTGATACATCCGCCAGGCCAGGGTGATCGAATTGGCGGTGATCAGGGTGCGATAGGTCACCAGCGGGTTGAGGCTCGCGGCCCTGGCCATGATCATGGCGTTGATCGCGTGGCGCAGCTCGGCCAGCGCGCTGAATACGTCATCCTGCCCCGCGTCGGCCGTCTGCTGTTCGATCGCGATAAAGACCTGGCCGACCGCCCGGCGCGTCTCGATGGCCTGGTCGTAGTTGTCAAACGCCATGCCGGTGATCGAATAGCCGATCTCACGCAAGGCCAGTTCCGCGACAAAGGCTTCCATCGCGGCGGCATTCCGGGCGCGCTGACCCGGCAGCGAAAGAATGCGCGGTGTGGCATAGGGGTTGCTGAGCAGATGCCTCGGCCTGCTGCTGATGCCATCGGGCAGCATGGCTTGCCCCGGCTGGAAGCCGCCCGAGCCGCGCGGCGCTGCGGCGCGCCACTCGGTCGCCACGGTCAGCATGGCCCCAACGACCGGGCCGGCCTCCCCTGCGTCGGTGAAGGCGGCAAAGGTCCGATCAAATGCGTCCGTCAAGGCTCTGGGATCGCCCACCAGCGAGGGAGCGTTGAGGTTGAGGTAATCGAGCGCGGTAACCAGAGGGGTCTGTGGCAGGCCCCCAGGCAGGCGTAGGAAGCGCAACCCGTCAGAGAGATTGCGCACGTCGGCGATCGCCGCGTCCGCGACCCAGGGACCCGAGCCGGCGACAGAAAACAGGCCGGCGAAATTGGGCATTGCGGCATTGCCCAGACCTCCCGCCGCGTTCGCCACCGCCAGATCAGGATCGGCGTCCTGGCTCGGCTCGCGGACCGAGCCCGCCTCGGCGAATTCGAACGCCAACGAGCAGAACCGGCCGCGCTCACGCTCCTCGGTCGCGGTGATGACACGACAGGCTGCCTGGACCGTGCCGAGCGTGGGGTGAACCAGCTCCCCCGGGCCATCCTCCTCGCATGCCGCCACGAGGCGGTCGCGCGCGGCGAGGAAGTCATCGCCGATGGTGTAGCCGGTGAACCGCCAGACCCTCTGACTGCGCCCCAAATCCTCGGCGAAGGGCGTGTTGCGCGCCGGGTATTCGTGATCGGCCCAGCGCCGCCCGGTCTCAAAATTGACGGTGTCGACGAAGAACCTGGCACCGCGGAACGATGCCGGCCGCAGCTGGGTGCGCCAGCCGCTCATCCGGCGGCGAGCCCTGGCATCGAGCGGCCGACCTCGACATTCGATTGGACCATGCCGCGATCTCGAGTGGTCGCGGTCGCCTTGATGTCGCCGATCGCCTCGATTTTGATGTTGGTGTTGACCTCGCCCTCGACCTTGGCAGTCGTCTCGCCGCCGGCGACCCCGGCGCGGCGCGCGCCCCGGAGCAAGGATCCGCCATCCGCAGGGGCAGCAGCAGGTGCAGACTCAGCGCCGCCGCCAGTAAAGAAATCTTTGACGCCCCCGATCGCGCTTCCGACCAAATTGCCAGCCGCGCCGAGCGCGCCAGTGATCACGCCGACGCCCTTGCCGATGGCAGAGATGATCGGTTCGAGGATGCCCCAGGCCCACTGAAACACCCCGACGACGCCGCCGAGGAGATTATCAAACCATGCCGTGAGACTGCCCCAGGCATCCTTGATGGGCTGCGGGATGAATTTCCCGGCAAACTCCGCAAGCCAGGTAATCGGGTCATTGAAGGCGGCCTCGATCTCGTCCCAGTTCTCCTCAAACCAAGTCCCGAGTGCTTTCCAGGCATCCTGAATAGGTTGCGGTATAAATTCGGCGGCAAATGCAGAAAGCCATTCGAGCCCGCCATAAAAGTGCGCCTCGATATCGGCCCACAGCTCATCGGCCCAGTCGGCCATGTTGTCCCAGGCGTCAATAATTCCCTTGGGGACAAATTTCTCGACCATGTCGTCCAGCCATTTAACAGCTGCGAGAAATGTCGCTTTCGGATCATTCCATAGATCGACGAAGAACTTTTTGATCGGCTCCCAATATTTGTAGATCAGGTATGCCGCCACGCCGATCGCGACGATTGCCGCGATAAACCAGCCGACCGGGGTTGCGGCCAGGGCGGCGGAAAACGCCTTGATCGCGGCGCCAAGCGCCGGGAAGGCGGCGGTCAACCCGGTCATCGACGCGATCGAGCCGACCATCGACACGCCGAGCAGCGCCAGAGACTTGACGACATTGGCAATCGCCAGAACGAGGGCCTTATTCATGTAAATCACAAGCGCGGCGAGCACGTTTTCCCAACCGCCGACCTTTTTCGCTACCCAATCCATTCCTTTGACAAAGCCCTTGAGTCCCTCATAAATCCCTTTCCAGTTAATCGACTTAATGATTTCACCGAGCTTGCGAATGAACGCAGTCACTTCGGTTTTGATGACCTCTTTATTCGCAAGCACCCATTCTTTCATTATCTTGAGAACAGGTTCGACCGCCGGCAGCAAGGTGCCGAAAATCGAGTTTTTGACGCCAGTGATTGATTTGGTGAAATCGAGCCAGGCGTCTGCCGCCTTCTCGGCCTCGGCGGCGTCGGCATTGGTGATCACCCCGAGGCGGATGGCTTCCTTCATCAACTCTTGCATGCTGATTTTGCCCTGGGCGAACATGTCGATCAGAGCGCCGCCAGATTTGCCGAACAGCTTCAGCGCAACGTCATTGCGCAATACTGGATTGACGTTTTTCTCGAAGCCGGCGGCGACTTTGGGCAGGATCGACGCCAGGTCCCCGGCTTTGATTTCCTGCATGGAAACGCCCATTTTCGACAATAGCGGGATGAGGTCTTTCGCCGCCTTGCCGCCTTTGCTGGCCGTCCCCAGAGTTTTCATGAATTTGCCGAGCGCGCCCTGGGCGACCGAGGCATCGACCCCAGACCGTTCCGCGACATAGTTGAACTGCTGGAGATATTCCGCCGTGGTGCCAAACCGGCGCGCCGTCTTGGCGAGCTTGTCCGCGGTCTCGATGTAACCCTTCATCCCCGCGACCGCACCGCCGAGGCCGGCGATCCCGGCCATGGCCGTGAGTGGACCAAGTAGGCGGGTGACTTGACTAAGTAGACCGCCCAGCGAGGAGCCGACGCCGCGGATGCCGGCTGTCAGGCCATGAAATTTGAACGCGTTGAGCTTGAAGAACGCGCCGCCGGTGGTTTGCGCGGCCTTGCCGGCGGTGGTGATCCCGCCGGTGATCTTGCGCAGCGGACCCGTCGCCTGATCGACGACGCGCGCAATCGCACTAATGTCGATCCTGTCCGCCATCGCTGCTGTGCTCTAACTCCTCCAGAATGCGGCGCGTCTGATTCTCGTAAAACACCAGTTCGTCAAGGGTCAGCTCTAATGCGGTCCGAGGGTGCCATTTCCAGATAAAGGCGAGGTCGAAGGCGCGCTCGACGAGTCGTCCCCCGCCTCCGGGTCCCCGAAAAAACTGAATACCCGCAACATGCAGGCGTTCCAGTCACGCATTGTGAGCTGGTTGACCGAGGATGGCGGGATGTTGCCGAGACGCGCGATCAAGGCACTGACGATTGCCGCCTCGATCGTGCCGTCCCCTTTGAACGGATAGCCGCACGCATTTATGTCGCCGGGCGTCAAATCGCGCAGTTCGATTGCCCGACGCTCTTCGCCGTGCGCCTGGATCGGCGTTCGCAGTTCGATAATCATAGAACCTCCTCACCCGCCATGCCTTCCCAGCGCACCGTAGCCTGGCCGTCGGCAGCGTTGAATTCTCGCGCGGTCGAGGTCCAGCCGTTGCGCAGGATGTATTGCTTGCCGTTGGCCAATTCGGCGGTGACCGTGACGTCGTCCATGCGCTGCAGTGCCACCAGCGATAGCCCGTTCAAATCGGAGAAATCCCCTTCGATGAAGGGCACGCGCGGCCGCTCGATATAGCCATGGATGCCGTCCTGGCCGGGGATGCCCTCGCGTTCGATGGTGTCGATGCTGACGGTCAGGTTGCCCCGCAGCGGATATTGCTGACCGTCCACGTAGACGTAGGCGACCCCGGCGACGCGACGTGCTGGCATGATGCGACCTCCTCAATAAACCACGTGGTAGTAACCAAAGCGGCCTCCCAGCAATCCCAGGATCAGGATTACGATCAGGATCAGGACGAGAATGCCGCCGATCCCGTAGGGTCCGCCCTGCTGGTAGTAGCCGCCTCGATACCAGTAGCCGCCGCCGCCCAATAGCAGCACCAGCAGGATGATGATGATGATCAGATCCATGGTCAGGCTGCCGCGGCCGTCGCGCTGGCCGAGTAGCGCAGGCGAAATTCCACCAGCATCGCGAAAATCCTGAGCTGGTTGACGAGGTCGGGCGGCAGCAGGACATTGACCCGGTTCGGGTCGTTGGGATCGCGCTCGACGACCAGGAATCGCTTGAACGCGTCCATGTTCTCGCAAATGCCTTGCTCGATCAGCTCGCTGTAGGCGGCGATCAGCTCGGCGCGGATGATGCGCGGGGTCACGATCGCCTGGCCGAGCCCGAACGGGGTCCCGTCGTTCGCCAGTTTATGCCTGGGGAATTTCTGGAGGATACGGATCCTCAGAAAGCGAATGATGTAGGCCAGAGTCGCCAAGGTCTGCACGTCCAGATAGCTCGGATCGGGCTGGTTCCAGACGTTGCGCTGGTAGGTTGTAACGCAACGCTCGATCGCCGCCGCGCCCCCTGACTCCATCTCGGTCGCTACCCCCGAATAGAGCAGGGTATTGCGCTGCGACATGCTCAGCCGATTGCCGCGCGTTGGCACCAATGCCCCGACCAGGGGCAAGGTTTGCAGCGGCCTGGCCGGGTCGATGCGCAGCGAGGTCGCGGCCTGCGCGCACAGGGCCGCGGCGCGCCGCCAGCTTACCGTGGGGCTGGGGGCGGCCCCCAGGACCGAGACGTGGGGATCATTCCTGGCGACCCCGAATGCCTGCAATTGCGAGAAGGTCCCGCTGCGGGCAAGGAAGGCGTGGCCGTAAATCTGGCGGCTCCAGGCCCACCGCCCGGTCACGTCGTTCAGCTCCTCGGCCAGGGCGTCGAGCGCGGCGCTGTCGGTGTACGGCATCGAGATAAAATCGTATTCGTCGTCACCCATCGCGGCGATCGCCGGAGCCAGGTCCACCAGGCCGGTGCCTGGGACCTTGATGATGTTGACATCAAGACCGGGCGGAATGCTTTCCCCGCCAGCCATGCCGCGATAATTCAACACGACATCAATCTCATTGCCGATCGCGCCCTTGTTTTTGACGGTCAGGCTGACTGAGGGGTCCGGTGGCAGCAGGTCAGTCGTCGCGGTGACCAGGGAGAACGGATCGGCGTTGACCAGCGCCGCCAACGCAGTCAACAGCGAGGTCGGCGTCGCATTGGCCGCGACAATGAGCGCGTAGCGGTCGCCGCCGATGTAGAACGCGATCGTCCCCGGCGCCGAGGGCGCGCCCTCAAACTCAATCGTGATCTTGGCCGCGACCGCCGCCGTGGCATCCTCATGAGGGATCGCCCAGACCGTGCCGTAAGTGTCGTTGCGGCGGTAGGCAGTCATCATGTCGGCCAGGATGCTGCCCGCGCCGAATAGGCCCATGGCATCGCTGGAGTCGCGCACCAGGACCGGTTCGAGCGGGGTTGCGGTCCCGGCCGGGAGCATCGGCCCGATCAGCAGCGCCGGCTGGAGGATTTGCAGATAGGAAGCCTCGCGGTTGCTGACTTCGGCATAGAACAGGGGAACCCGGATATTTGACGGGATGCGCTCAAAGGAAACCGGCATCGGCTCAATCCTTTTCGACGGGGGCGGGATCGGACTTTGGCACCCCGCGCGCGGCGCGCGGCGGCGCGGGCTTCAAGAAATTGGCCGTGACCTCGATGCGCCCATCTGGGCCCGGATATTTGATATTCGGGTCGGCCGCCGGGCTGATGACGTCAATCTCCATGTGGATTTCCTCGAGCGTGTCGGGGACCCGCGGCTCGTACCATTCGCTGATCGTCAGGGCGAAGTTGATGGTGGCGACCGTGGTGCGGCTTTCGCCTTCGATGTCACGGTCGATATCGGTCGTGACCCCACGGATTTGCTCGTAGCCGACGAGCCATTCGGGATCCCCGAGCAGCCAATCCTTGATGTCGTCGCACAGATGATCGACGCGCTCGGCCGACGCGGCGTCGGTCACATCCTCGGCGACAATCTGCACGACCAGACTGGTGGTCGTCAGGAAGTCCGGGATGTTGATCGAACGGCCTTCGGAAGTCTGGGAGGCGTAGACCCTGAGCGCCGGCAGCATCGCGCGGCTGATTTGCGCCTGACGCGAGTCAAAGACGTGGCGGAACTGCGGCAACCGTGTCAGCCGCTCGCACGTATCCTGCCGAAGCTGCGCCAGGTAGGACATGAGGCCGAGGCTGCGCCGCGCCGGCGGCATAAACCACGGCGGGAATCAGGGCGAAAATTGGAGAATTTTATGCGGTTGGGAGGGGTTCGCCTGGGCAGGCCGGGTTCCCCCCTCCCTTGGGCTCACTGCTGCCGGCCTGCCGTCAGAGGTCGCCCAACTAGTGCCCGAACAATCGACGCAAGCGTCTCCGGGTTATCGGCG